CTACATGGTCGCCGGATCGATCTGGACCGTCGGACAGAACCTGTCCAACGCGTTCGCGTCGGTGTTCACGAACGGCGGGTTCGGCCAGGCCGGGCTCGGCGCCGTCAGCCTGATCCTGGGCGTGCTCATGTACTTCCGGGAGATGGCCCCCTGGCGGGCCGCGCTCGTTGGGATCATCGCGGCCGGTGTGTGGGCGCAGGCGGGCGGGATTTGGAGCCTGCCGCAGGCCCTGATCCTGACCGGCGGCCACGCGATCGGGGTCGTCTAGTGAAGATCGTTAAGAAGGTAGGGGAGCGGCTACTCCCCTCCTGGCTGCGCACGGAACTGCGCCCGATCCTCGTATTCACGGGGGCGGGCGCTGCCCTATGGGCAGGCTCCTGCGAGCTGGCCCGCCGCAGCTGGACCGCGCTCGGCGAGCGCCTCGACCGGTGGGAGCGCCTCGGCGCCCTCGCGATCGGCGGCTACGTCACCGTGTACGCGTGCGCGCACGCCCCGCAAGTGGCGCGCTTCGCTGTCCCGGTGGCGGTCGTGGGGTGGTGCGTGGCCGCCTGGTGCGTCGCCCCGCCCGCGCCCGTCGAGCATGAGCAGCTGGCCGACGAAGGGCCGGCCGCCCGCGACCCGCAAGAGGTGTACGAGGGCACCCTCGAATGGATCCGCGGGCAGATCGGCACGGGCAACGGCGTACACCTTTCCCGGCTGCTCGCGCACGCCCAGGCCCACGGCATGCACACCGACCTCGACGTGCCGGCCTTCCGGGCCGCGCTGGAGCAGTGGGGATTCCCCGTGCGCCAGCAGCTGAAGGTGGGCCGCCGCAACCGCCCCGGAATCCACCGCGACGACCTTCCCCAGCCGCCCCTTCCGGGCCCCTCCCCCGAAGAGAGCGAGGCAGCAACTACCGCCGCCGAATACCTGCCGTGACCTGCGCAACTACTTCGCCAACTACCTCGATCTACCTGGACGGTTACCGTGCCTGCCAAAGGCTCCATCTACACGCTCAGCGACCCGCGCGACGGCACCGTCAGGTACGTCGGCAAGACCATCAAGCCGCTTCCCGAACGGCTCGATGGCCATCTCTCCTCCCCGACCAACCCGGCCATGCAGGTGTGGATCGGCACCTTGCGAGTGCAGCAGCTGGCCCCCGTCATCACACGGATCGCCAGCGTTCCCGAAAACCGGCTGAGCTCAGAAGAAGAGCGGCTCATCCGAGAGCACATCCGAGATGGGCACCGCCTCTTCAACGCCCCGCACTTCCGGCAGTACCTGGAAGACCTCGCCCCCACCGCGCGCACGCAGCCGCCTCGGAGACGAGGGATCCGGTATTTGATCTACGCTGCGCTGCTGGGCGCCTACCTGTGGAGCGTGGGGTTCGGCCTTCTGGTGCGCCGCGAGGTGCTCCCTCGGCTCTCGGCCGACGACGGGGCGAGGTTCTGGCACGCCTACCTTGCACGTCCCTTGTCGCTGATCGCCGTGCACACCGTTGCCGTGTTCGCCGTGTGGCTGCTGAGTGTCATCTGCCACCGGTGGTGGGAGGCCAGGCGACCCGCGCGTCTCGCTGCTGCCGCAGCGCGAGCCCTGGACGCCGCACTGCCGCCCCGGGACGCCTGATGCTGTACGTCTACCGCTGCCGCCGGTGCCGCGCCTCGTCCCCGCCCGGGCCGCGGCGGACGGCCGAGGAGTACCGGCAGTGGCACCGCGACATCGAGCACGGCGGGCTCGCGCCGGACGGGGAGCGCATCGAGCACGTGGCCGGCGGCGCGCGGCATCCGGACGGCCGGTACGTGTCCACGGGCGCGCTGCTCGCGCTGCTGGTGCTGTTGGCTGTGGCGGAGGCTGTGGCCCGCTGGGCGGGTTGACAGGCGTGGCACACTGAAGGCGTCGTTGGAAGAGCCCCACCGTCCCCCACGGTGGGGCTCTGGCATGTCACGGTTCGGGCACACCGTCTTCACGCGACGGGCACCGCGGCGCATGATGCCCCGGACAACTCAGGCTCTTCGGGGGGACAGACGATGCCCAGCTACAGCGACGTGCAGCGCGCGGTGCGCGTGGAGAAGGCCCGGATTTGGTTCGGGTGGCTGGCCGGCAACGTCATCATGGTGATCGTCGCGAACGCCACGAAGAACGTGGCGGTGGTCAGCGTCATCACGCAGGTTCTGCTCGTCCTGGTCTTCCTGGGTCTCACTGTGGCGTTGTTCCGGATGACGGGCGCGCTCAACAAGCGTGCGGCGGCGGCGCGGCGTGAGGTGCTCGGCGAGGACTACCCGGGCTGACTTAGTGACAGGCGCGCTGGCCGGGGCGTAGCGTCGCGAGGAGCGGCAGTCGTGTGTCGGGGTAGCTGCGAGCTCCCTCTGCGCGACTGCCGCGCTGTCGTGGGGCGGCCCCGTCCGGGAGGGTGGTCCGGGCGGGGCCGTCGTCATGCGGTGGTCAGCCCACGATCGGCTCGCACGCGAGCAACTGCTGCCCACGCTGCTCGTACCAGGCGGTCACGGCGGCCTGGACGGCGTCGGACAGCTCGGCAGCTACGTCGTCGGCGTACATCTGCTCGCCGTTCTTCTCGGGCAGGTCCTCGGGGTCGAGGGCGGTGAAGCCGACGCTGAAGCTCATGTGCGTCTTGCTCATGTGGTGGGCTCCTCACCGGGCGGGAAGTGGCGGTCGAGGATCTCGGCCCACCGGTCCAGTGGTACGTACCTGCCCGTGTCCTCCGCTTGCTGCTCGACCAGTTCCCTCAGCGCCGCCGCGAACGGTCCGTCAGCCTCCGCGGCCGCCGCCCGGAAGCGAGCCACCGCGGCAGGGAATGCCTGCTTCGCCCACTCATCCTTCTCCTTGGCGCGCCGCACGCCTTCCTCCATGAGGATCCGCTCGACCGTGTACGTGGGGCAGTCCTCGGAGTGCCACGTGACGGTGCTGTACATGGTGTCCGTGTCGGGGTCCTTGCCGTAGCTGGTGATGCGGGCGTCCATGTTGCCGGGCCCGGCGTGGCAGTCCGGACAGATCTTTTCGCGGCGTTCGATGTCTGTCATGCGGTCTGCTCCTTCCGTGGCCGGCCGCCCTTGCGTGCGCGGCGCTCGGCCAGCTCCTCCTCGGCGGCGTCGAGGTCGGCGCGGTCCTGCTCGTTGCCGTGCTTGGTGATGACGTCGCGGATGTGGTCGACGAGGTCGGCGCTGCGGTCGGTTCCGAGGCGGTCGGCTACGCGTCCGTAGGCATCCCACATGCGGCGTGGAAGCCGGAAGCGGGTGGCGAAGGTGTGGTCCTTGTCGTCTGGGGCCATGGATTCATGTTCCCACACAGATTTCTCGACGCAACCCCTTGTGTGGGCACACGGTTTAGCTTTACTGTGTACCCACAAGGTTACGAACTGAGGGGGACGCCATGGGGAACACCACCGAGCCGCAGCGCTGCACCAAGTGCCACCGCGTCCTCTACCGCCCCTCACCCGACGGCTACGGCCCCAAGTGCCGCGCCAAGATCCGCCGCGCCCACGTCGACACCACCGACTACAAGGCCCACCAGGTCGCCAGCGCGCGGGAGCTCATCGAGGACGGCGCCATCGTCCCCCTCCGTAGCGTGGTGTTCATCGCCGTCTCCACCGACGGCACGGAGACCTACAAGACCGCCCCCACCGCCTGCAGCTGCCCGGCAGGCCTGAAGGGCAGCCGCTGCTACCACCAGCTCGCCGCCCGCATGCTCCTCGCCGCCTGACCAGACTGGAGAACCACCATGGCCACGACCCGCTCCCGCTACAAGGTCATGAAGGCCCGCTCCGGCTGGTACGTCCTCGACACCCGCACCGGCAACGTGTGGACCGGCATGGTCCGCGTCGGCGCCCGACAGCTCGCCGACCGCCTCAACCGCACCGCCTGACCCACCAACTCGCCGCGCGCTGGATGCGCGCGGCCTGAAAGGACAAGCTCATGGACTTCCGCGACGCCCTCAACACCATCCGCGCTGAACTCACCCCCCAGCCCTGGGACTACACCGACAACGCTGGCACAACACTCACCGTCATCCCCGCCGGACTCCGCGAAGACCCCGGCTGCGCCGAGGTGACCGTCCGCATCAAGGCCATCGGCCAGTTCTTCGACGCCGACGCCGGGATCCCCAGCCGCGACCTGCCCGCCATGATCGACGCCCTCACCGGCAACCAGGTGTGGTCCTACGACACCCTCGACGACGTCGGCGTCCAGCTGACCCCGTTCGGTGGAGGCGGGATGATCCTGGCGATCTCGGTGGACCCGGAGGCCGACGACGAGCCGCAGATCCACATCCCGGAGACGCAGCGCCTCCCGCTCGCCTCCGCGCTGCGCAGGGCGCTGGACGTCGCCCGCGGCTGGGAAGGTTGACCCGCACCGCAACGCCAGAGGGCCCGCTCCCTGCCGCCCAGGGAACGGGCCCTCACCCGCACGCGCGAATCCGCTTGCACAGCGCCGTTACCATCAAACCACGATCACCCGGTAACAGCGAGCAGCAACAGGAGGGGGCGCCCATGGCCGCCAACGGAACCCCCGAACGACCACGCACCGCCAACGGCCAATACGCCTACACCCCCGAAGCAGCAGCCCGCGACGCCCACGCCGCCGAACTCCGCGCCCAAGGCTGGACCTACCAACAGATCGCCGACGAACTCGGGTACAGCCACAGACGAACCGCCCAACTCGCCATCCGCCACGCCCTCCGCGAGATCGTCAGGGGCCCCGCCGAGAAGCTCCTCGCCATCCACATGGAGCGCCTGGAAACCCTCTACGACGCCGCCGTCGAAGTCCTCGAAGCGGACCACGTGGTCGTCTCCCACGGCCGAGTCGTGACGATGCCCGACCCGGAGACCGGCGAAGAGAAACCGCTCGTCGACCACGCGCCGAAGCTCGCCGCGATCCGCGAAGCACGCGCCACCCTCGACAGCTTCTGGACCCTGACCGGCATGAAGAAGCCGTCCAAGGTCGAGCACTCCGGCGGAGTGAAGTACGAGCTGGTCGGCCTCGACCCGCAGGACCTCGTGTGACGACGGCCGTCGTGCGGTTCGAGCCGCGCGGCGCCAACGTCGACCTCCTCAAGTGCCGTGACGCCGAGGTGACCGCAGTCGGCCGGGCCGGCACCGGGAAGACCCTGACCGCGTGCTGGAAGATGCACCTGACCGCGATGCAGGTGCCGAACATGCGCGGCCTGATGCTGCGGGCCACGCACACCTCGCTGACGTCGACCACCCTCGTGACGTTCCAGCGCCAGGTGGCTGCGCAATCTCTCGCCGACGGCAGCGTGCGCTGGTTCGGCGGCTCCAGCAAGGACCCTGCTGCGTTCCGGTACGCCAACGGCTCCACGATCCTGGTGGCCGGCGGAGACAAGCCGGAGAAGTTCCTCAGCGCCGAGCTGGACCGCATCTTCGTTGACGAGGCCGTTGAGATTTCGCTCGACCTGTACGAGACGCTCATCAGCCGCCTGCGCGGCTCGGCGAAGACGTACAAGCAGATCCTGCTATCCACCAACCCTTCGCACCCGAGTCACTGGATCAAGCGGCGCGCGGACGCGGGCGGACTCCGCATGATCACCTCGACGCACCGGGACAACCCGTACTACGTCAACCGGGACGGCTCGTACACCGAGGCCGGACGCGAGTACATGCAGAAACTCGACGCGCTCACCGGGGCGCGGCGGCTCCGCCTACGGGATGGCCTGTGGGTGGCGTCCGAGGGGGTCGTCTTCGAAGGGTGGGACGACGGCGTCCACATGATCGACCGCTTCAAGGTGCCCTCCAGTTGGGCCCGCTGGTGGTCGATCGACCTGGGCTACACGAACCCTTTCTGCTGGCAGGACTGGAGGGAAGACCCCGACGGCCGCCTGTACCTGGTCCGCGAGATCTACATGACCAAGCGCCTGGCCGAGGAGCACGCGAAGCAGATCCTGGAGATCATGCGGCAGAACCCGGACGAGCCGCGCCCACGCGCCATCATCACCGACCACGACGCCGAGGACCGGGCCACCCTGGAGAAGCACCTCGGCATGAGCACGCAGCCCGCGCACAAGAGCGTGTCGGACGGGATCCAAGCCGTGCAGGCCCGCCTCAAGACGCAGGGGGACGGCAGGGCACGCCTGTTCATCATGCGCGGCGGTCTCGTCGAAGAGGACAAGTCGCTTGCCGACTCGGGCCGTCCGACGCGCACGTCCGAGGAGATCCCGGGCTACGTGTGGGCGGTAAAGCCCGGGAACGGGATGGGGCTGAAGGAAGAGCCGGTGAAGCAGAACGATCACGGCTGTGACGCCCTGCGCTACATGGTTGCGGAGCGGGATTTGGGTGGCCGGCCGCGGGTGCGGGTGCTCGGCTGACGCCTGCCGGTGTTGTTTAGTTCCCACAGGTTTCTGGTGCTGCTTGACAAGTCTGGGATCATCTCGTTGTAGAGTTCCCACAACAGCGGCGCGAGATAGGGGAGGGACGTTGGCCACCACCCTCCACGACGCGCTCCCCACCGGCGGCATACGCCGGCGCCCCCGCATCCCGGCCGCCGCTACGCTCCTCGCCCGCCGCGCCGTCGCCCACGTCCAGGCCACCGCGGCGCGCCTGTCCGGCAGCCTGCTGACCGTCGCCGGACTCGGCTGCATCGACGTCGGCGCGTTCGAAGCCCACCCGATCGCCGGATGGATCACCACGGGCGTCACGGTCCTGCTCCTGGACTGGAAGCTCGAACCGCCGGCCGGTGACCGGTGAGCAGCCTCATAGGCAAGCTCCTCGCCAAGAGCCAAGGCGCGCCGCCCGTCCCGTACGCCGGTCGCGGCTATCTGCGCCAGTCGATGATGGACGGCGGCGCCGACCCGACCAGCTACATGCGCGCCTACGCCAGCTCTGGCACGGTCTTCTCGATCGTCAGCACGCTCGCCCGGCAGACCGCGAAGAAGGCGTGGCACCTGTACCGGCAGCAGCCCCAAGACGGGCGCCGCCGCTACACCACCGGCGACAAAGGCTCCGACCAGCGGACCGAGGTCATCAAGCACCTCGCGATCGACGTGTGGAACAAGCCGAACTCGTTCATGACCGGGTTCCAGCTGCGAGAGATGGCGCAGACCTACCTCGACTTGACCGGCGAGGCGTACCTGGTTGTGCAGCGTGACTCCCGGGCGACGTTCCCGACGGGGTTGTGGCCGGTGCGGCCGGACCGTATGGAGCCCGTGCCGGACCGTGAGAACTTCCTGGCCGGGTACGTGTATCGGGGGCCGTCGGGTGAGGCGGTGCCGCTGCAACCCAACGAAGTGATCATGGTTCGGTATCCGAACCCGTTCGACCCGTACCACGGGCTGGGGCCGATCCAGGCGATCCTCGTCGACATCGACGCCGCGAAGTACTCCGCCGCGTGGAACCGGAACTTCTTCCTGAACTCGGCGACGCCGGGCGGTGTGATCCAGGTCGACCGCCGGTTGAACGACGACGAGTGGAACGAGTTTACCAACCGGTGGCGCGAAGCCCACCGCGGCATGGGCGCCGCGCACCGGGTCGCCGTGCTTGAGCAAGGCGCGCAGTGGGTTCCGAACGCGCACACGATCCGCGACATGGACTTCGGGAACCTCCGCAACGTGTCCCGGGACGTGATCCGCGAGGCGTTCGCGATGCACAAGGCGATCCTCGGCACCTCGGATGACGTCAACCGCGCCAACGCGCAGACCGCGCAGGAGATGTTCGAGAGCTTCCAGATCACCGACCGGCTCGACCGGTGGCGGGACGTCCTCAACTGCTCCTACCTGCCGATGTTCGGGTCGACGGGTGAGGGCGTCGAGCTGGACTACGAGGACCCGGTGACCGGCAACCGTGAGGCTGACGCGCTGGAGCTGCAGTCCAAGGCCTCTGCCGCGCAGGTCCTCGTGAACGCCGGATACGACCCGAAAGCCGTGCTGGAGACGGTGGGCCTGCCGGACATGCCCGTCGTGGAGAAGGCGACGCAGGAGCCGGCGCTGCCTCCGGGCTGGGTGGCTGAACCCGCCGCCCCGGCCCCGGGTGAGGCCGGCGGGGCACCGCCGGAGGGCGCGCCGTCGGATACCGCGGCCCTCGCTGCGGCGGTGGCCCGGCTGATCGGCGAGGACATCGAGAACGCCCAACGCTGGGTGGCCGTCGCGCACCTCGACGACAACACCTGCCAGCCGTGCCGCGACAACGACGGCAAGACCTACAAGAACCGGCAGCAGGCGTACGAGGACTACCCGGGTGGCCAGGGCTTCAAGGACTGCGTCGGCGCCCAGTACGGCAACGCGTGCCGCTGCAAGGTCGTCAAGCGGCGTAAGGGCGACGACGGCCGGGGCAGCGGCGACGAGCAGAGGGACAGCCTGGAGGAACTGATGGCGCAGCAACTGCCCACCTGGAACCGGGCAGGTGCCCGATGAAGAACGTACGGCCGCTCAAGGCCCGCATCAGCGCCCAAGCCGGGGTCACCCGCGTCGACGTCTACGACGACATCGGCGAAGGCGGCTGGTTCAGCGAAGGCCTCACCGCCAAGAGCTTCACCAACCAGCTCGCCAGCGTGACCGGCCCCCTGGAAGTCCACATCAACTCCGGCGGCGGAGACGTCTGGGACGGCATCTCCATCAAGAACGCCATCGAGAGCCACAAGGGCCCGGTGACCACCGTCGTTGACGGCATCGCCGCCTCCATCGCCAGCGTCATCGCGCAGGCCGGCACAGAGCGGGTCATGATGCCCGGCTCGATGATGATGATCCACGAGGCGTTCACCCTCGCTGCGGGCAATGCGGCGGAGCTGGCCAAGACCGCCGCCACGCTGGACGAGGTATCCGCGAACCTGGCCGGGCTGTACGCCCGGTCGGCGGGCGGCACCGCGGAGGACTGGCGGGCCGCGATGAAGGAAGAGACCTGGTACACGGCCGAGCAGGCGGTTGAGGCGGGGCTCGCTGATCGTGTGGGCGACGGCGACGCGATGCTCCCCGCTGGTCTGGACGTGGCCGCGTTCGCTGAGGTGCCGGGTCAGATCGCCGCGCAGTTGCGCACCCTGCCGCGCGCCGCCGCCCCGGGCAAGCCGGAGACGTCCGAGCCGCAGCCGGAGCAGCCCAAGAACGAGGTGCCTGTGGTCCTGGGCATCGAGTCGATGCCGCTGACGAACAAGGCCCTCCCGGTCCACCACACGGCCACAGTCGACGAGCCGTGGGACGGCCCGGCGGCCGTCGCAGCCATGCCGAACGACGACGAGGTGCTGCGCTACTGCTTCGCCTGGCAGTCCGACGAGGCCGCGAACACCCCTCACAAGGAGGGCGACGACGACGCGGACGACAAGAAGGCCAACTACAAGTTCCCCCACCACAAGGTGAAGGGCGGCCCCGCCAACTTGGCGGCCTGCCGCAACGGCCTCGCCCGCCTCGAAGGGTCCTCCATCCCGGAGGGCGACAAGGCAGGCGTCCGCGCCCATCTGCAGGCCCACCTCGACGACGCCAACAAGGGCAGCGACGACGGCGACGACGGCGGCAAGGGCACCGACAACCACGCCGAGGGACTCCCCGCGTGGCTCAACACCGACACCGCGCCGCTCCCGGCGTGGCTCTCGAACGCCGAGGAGGCGAAGCTGTGACGATCACCATTCCGGACTCCCCGGCGGGGCTCGCGGAGGTCCTGAACGACGGCGAGAAGATGAAGGAGCTCTGGGCATCCAAGGAGGCCCTCGGCGAGTTCATCACCGGCTACGCCGAGGCCGTCGACAAGTCCAACCGCGGCGAGATCAACGCGCAGGCCCGCGAGCAGATGCAGCTCGTCCTCGCCGAGTACCTGAAGAACAACGGCTCCGACGCCAAGCCCCCGGTCGACTTCGCCGGAAAGCGCGCCGACGACCTCCGCCCGGAGATCAAGGGCCTCGGCGCGGGCGCCCGGCAGAGCCTGTACAACAAGCGCGCCCCGGGCGCGGCCGCGGACGGCATCTTCGACGACGCCTCCGAGTACTTCCGCTCGACGTGGTACCGGGCGGACCGGCTGAGGGACTTCGACCAGCTGCGGCCGAAGCTGGAAAAGCTGATCGAGGTCCAGAACTCCTACGGCTCCGAAGTTCCGGCGGACGGTGGCTTCCTGATCCCCGAGGAGCTCCGGTCCGAGATCCTCCAGGTCGCACTGGAGACCGCCGTCGTACGGCCGCGCGCCACGGTCATCCCCATGTCGTCGCTGCGGGTGCCCATCCCGATGATCGACGACACCTCCCACCAGTCCAGCATCCTCGGCGGCGTCGTCGGCTACTGGACCGAGGAGGCCGCCGGGCTGACCGAGTCGCAGGCGTCGTTCGGCCGCGTCGTCCTCGACGCGCGGAAGCTCACCGCGTACGCCGAGGTCCCCAACGAGCTCCTGATGGACGCCCCGGCGTTCGCCGGGTTCTTCTCCGGCACGTTCCCGAAGGCCATCAGCTGGTTCGAGGACGTGGCCTTCATGGCAGGCACCGGTGTGGGCGAGCCGCAGGGCTTCATCAACTCCCCGGTCAGCGTGCAGGTCGCCGCCGAAAGCGGTCAGCCCGCCGGGACGATCGTGTGGGAGAACCTCGTCAAGATGTACTCCCGCATGCTGCCCACCTCGCTGGGCCGCGCGGTGTGGATCGCGAGCATCGACACCTTCCCGCAGCTCGCCACCATGGCACTGTCCGTGGGCACCGGCGGCGGCCCGGTCTGGATCGGCAACATGGCCGGCGGCACCAGCGGCGCCGACACTCCGCCCGCGACGATCCTCGGCCGGCCGGTGTACTTCACCGAGAAGTCCCCGGCTCTGGGCACCACCGGCGACATCTCCTTCGTGGACCTGTCGTACTACCTCATCGGCGACCGGATGCAGATGGAGACGTCCAGCTCCGAGCACTACCGCTTCGCGAACGATAAGACCGCGTATCGAGTGGTGGAGCGCGTGGACGGAAAGCCGTGGCTCCAGAGCCCGATCACGCCGAAGAACGGCGGCCCCACCCTCAGCCCCGTCGTCCAGCTCGCGTCTCGCTGAGCCAGCGGCAGTGACGCCCCGCTAACCACCCCAGTCACAAAAGGAGCACAGCATGGCAGGCATGTACGGGCTCGGGCGCGTGTACAACGTGATCCCGATCGCCGCGGGCAACGCGTTCAAGTTCCGTGGCGCGTCCGCGGTCAGCTTCGTCTGCACCGGCAACGACACCTTCACCCTCACCGCCAGCAGCTCGTTCGGCGGGTCCTACTCCAGCCCCGGCAACATCATCACCCGGAAGATCACCAGCACTGCGACCAACGGCACCGCCGCCTGGGTGGAGTCCACGCAGTCCGCGTCGAATGCGGTCACGATCTCGTCGGGAACCGTGGTGTTCACCGTGCTGACGTCGCAGATCGCCGACCCGAACGACTATCTCAAGGTCAGCGTGGGCGCCTCCGGGCTGGTCACGGCGATCCTGCACGACCTGACTGTGCAGCGGAAGCCCGCCAACCTTGAAATCCTGGGGGCCTAGCCGTGACCGCGATCATCTCCGGGAACCAGCTCCGCACCATCCTGTTCGGCACCGCCGTCTCCAAGGCGTACCCCACGCTCGCTGTGGAGACGAAGACGCTGTTCAACGTCACCGGCGGGAAGGTCCTGATCACGTCCATCACGGGCGAAGTCACCACCGCGATCACCGTGGCGAACACGGTGAAGCTGCAGGCCAACCCCACCACGGGCACCACATCGGATCTCGTGGCGGCGACCGACCTGGGCACGACGGACACCCCAGCCGGGGACATCCTGTCGTTCACCGGCGTCAAGTCCGACTCGATCGTGCACGGTCCCGGGTCGGCGCCGAACATCCAGCGGCCGATCGTCGTGAACACCGGCACGATCGAGCAGGTCACGGCCACCGGCGCGGACGGCGGCATCACCTGGACGCTCACGTATGTGCCGCTCGACGACGGCGCCGCTGTGACGGCGGCCTGACCGTGCTGGAGACGTGCCCGAAGTGCACCTGCCGGTTCGCGGTGGGCCTGCTGCGCTGCCCCCAGTGCCAGGCCCCCGCACCGGCGTTCGCCGACCGCATGAAGGAGGAAGACATGGCGCCCCGCATCACGGTCGCGGGCGGCCCGTCCAACCCGGACGCGCTGCCCGGCGAGCCCGGCTACATCGCACCCGAAGGGAGTGAACCGTCATCTCCTGGTACCAGCTCCTCGACATCCGACGCCAAGCGAGAGCCGAGTGGGAGCGAGACCCCAACGTCATCGGACCACCCACAGCGTGCCCCCGAGACGGAGAACCCCTCGAACCAGGACCCCCAAGCGAGCCCGGAACGTGGCACTGCCGATTCGACGGATGGCAGTACCCGCGCGACTGGGTCCGGCCGGAGCCGCCGGCAGGGCTCTTCGACGGGGTCGCAGAAGGGCCAGGGAGCTACTCGGGGCTCCCGTAAGTCCGAGTCCTGACCCTGCGGTTACGAGCACTGGGAGGAGGTGACCATGGGCAGCGCACAGGACGGCATCTGGTACGCGACCCGCGAGGAGATCAAGGCCGAGCTGGACGTGAAGGAGACCGCGCGCTCCAACGCGCGGATCGATCGGGCGTTGGAGGACGCGAGCAGGCGTGTGGACGGGCTGATGCACCGTACGTTCGCCCCGGTCACCGACACCCGATACTTCGACTGGCCGAACGTCCAGTACGCCTACCCGTGGAGGATCTGGTTCGACCAATGGGAGCTGGCCGACATCCCGACCGCGGTGACGTCCGGCGGCCAGGCGATCCCGCTGTCGGCGTGCAACTTCGAGCCGGTCAACTCCGGTCCGCCGTACCAGTCTCTGGAGCTGCGCCGGGATATGCCGTACAGCTTCGGTGTCGGATCCACGCCACAGCGCGACGTCGCGATCACCGGCCTGTGGGGCTACCGCAATACCGAGACCACCGCAGGTACCCTCGCAGCGCAGGTGTCCTCGGCGTCCGCGACCACCATCACCGTCGACGGCCCGGCGTCCGCCGCGGCCGGGGTCGGCAGCATCCTCCGCGTCGACAACGAACGCATGATCGTCACCGCCCGGACGATGATCGACACCGGGCAAGGGTTCGGCGACTCCATGACCGCCGCCAACAACTACGTCACCATCGGCGTCGCCAACGGTGGAGCCTACGCAGTCGGCGAGATGATCCTCCGCGACTCCGAACGCATGCTGATCGTCGACATCGCAGGCAACACGCTCACCGTGCTCCGCGCCTGGGACGGCACTGTCCTTGCCGCGCACACCAACTCGGCGATCTACGCCCCCCGTGTCCTGACCGTCACCCGGGGCGCCCTCGGTACGACCGCCGCGACGCACGCCAACACGGCCACCGTGTACGCGTGGCAGCCGCCCGGCCCGATCCGCCAGCTGACGATCGCTGAAGCCCTCACCGACCTTCTGCAAGGCCGCTCCGGGTACGCGCGGACCGCCGGCGCCGGGGAGAACGAGCGGGAGGCGTCCGGCAAGGGCCTCGCCGACCTCCGCGACAGCGCATACACGGCGTACGGCCGCAAGGCGCGAGTGAGGGTGATCTGAATGCTCCTCGACGTCTCCACCAGCCGCAACGGCCCCATCTTCGACGGCCGCGCCCAGCGCCTCGCCAACGAGTACGTCAACAGGCTGGAACGCCAGCTCGCCGAGGACGGCCTGTCGATCCTGCGCGAGGAAATGCACCGAGTCTTCAAGCACCCGACCGGCTACTACGAGAGTCGCGTCCAGGTCGTCGACGGCCACAAGATCTGGGACCAGCGCGTCGTGTACGGGCCGTGGCTGGCCGGCGTCGGCTCCCGGAACTTCCCGGTGACCCGGTTCAAGGGCTACGACCACTGGACCGTCACCCGGGACAAACTCAACGAGCGCAAGCAGGGCATCGGGGAACGCCTCCTGCGCCGGTACACGGGTCGGATGTGATGCCCCGTGCCTCTTGACCTCACCACGTACATGAGCGCGGCCGCCTCGCACGCGCAGGCGCTGGGCATGTTCGGGCAGGTCCTGGGCCACGAGCCGGTGTCGGCGCCGGGCTCGGGCCTGACCTTCGCCCTGTGGATGAAGCGGGTCGCGCCGATCGGAGCCCGCTCCGGTCTGGCGTCGGTGTCGGTGCGGCTGGAGCTGACCGGGCGGGTCCTCATGCCGGCCGACAGCGAGCCGCTCGACGACGTGGACATCGCCGTGACCGGGGCGGTGGACGGCCTGATGAACGCCTACGCGGGCGATTTCGAGCTGGGCGGGAGCGTCGCGGAGGTGGACCTGCTCGGCGAGTACGGGGCGCCGCTGGGTGCGGAGTTCGGCTACGCGCGGTTCGACTCGACGACGTATCGGGCGGCGACGCTCGTGATTCCGCTGATCTTGAACGACGTATGGACGGAGGCCCCGTAGTGGCGAAACAAAGCGGGCTCGGGGACAACCTGTACATCCAGGGGTTCGACGCGAGCGGCGACATCCAGCAGCTGCAGCAGATCGGCGGCGGACCCGCCTTGCTGGACGTCACTGGCATCAACAAGAGCGCGTTTGAGCGGATCGGTGGCCTGCGGGACGGCCGCATGGAGATGACGACGTTCTTCAACCACGTGCAGGCCGGTACGGGCACGCACGAGAAGCTGTCCGCGCTGCCGCGGACGGATGTGATCCTCACGTACTGCCGCGGCACGGTGCTGGGGAATCCGGCCGCGTCGATCGTCGCGAAGCAGATCAACTACGACCCCACCAGGGCGGCCGACGGGATGCTGACGTTCGGTGTGTCCGCGCAGGCCAACGGCTACGGCATCGGGTGGGGGCAGCAGCTCACGGCGGGGATCCGTACGGACACCGCGGCGACGAACGGCACGGCGATCGACACCACCCAGTCCCTCAGCTTCGGCGCGCAGGCGTACTTGCAGGTGTTCGCCCCGTTCACCGGGACGGACGCCACGGTGAAGATCCAGGACTCGGCGGACAACGTCACCTTCGCCGACGTGGCGGGGATGGCGTTCACGCAGATCACAGCCGCCCCCGGGGCGCAGCGGATCTCCATCTCGAACACGGCCACGGTGCGCCGGTACGTGCGCGCGGTGACGATCACGACGGGCGGCTTCACGTCGCTGAGCTTCGCCGTGAACTTCATCAAGAACCAGGTGGCGGGGGTGGTCTTCTGATGATGGGCCCACTGAACCGGCCTGCACCGCTCATGGATGCGGCCGCGTACAAGACGTACGAGATGCGCTCCCCCCTCTCGACGCACTTCCGGCCCGCAACGTGCGCCGAGGTGGACTGCCCGCACTACCTGCACGGCTGGCGCGTCAACTGGGACAACCTGACGCCCGACCT